TACCGGGCAAGGCTTGAGAGCGGATTCTCCTTCGAGAAGGCTGTGCGGAACTCCTGCACCTTCGACCTCACGTTCCTGTGTCCAGACCCATATGCCTACGCGGAGAATGACGAAACGTATGAGATAACCGAGACAGGAGAATTTTCCATAAACCGCAGTCTCGGCAACGCCGACTCCCTGCCGATTTACTCCCTTGTCGCTGACCTTGCCAAGGGCAAGAACGCGGTCATCACCACGAACGGCAGTCAGCTGCAGATCAACGGCGTCCTCTCGGAGAATGAGGTGCTTGTCATTGATTCCTCGCTGATGACGGCAAAGGTCACAGACGCGGACGGCAACACGCTCCGAAACGGCTTGCCGCTCCTCGAGAACCTGAACTTCCCGGTGCTCAAGGTCGGCGCGAACACCATCACGATTGAAGCCGACAGCACCACAGAAGTCACGCTGCAGGCACTGAACTCGCAGGACAAGTTCACCGGGCAGGTGCCGGATTCCTGGGGAGCAGACGGCCTGTGGCGGTTCAACGAATCCGCGCCGGACTCGGACACATGCCTTGCGGATTCATCAGGAAAAGATAGGAAGGCATCTATCAGCGGATGGAGCGGAACCACCGCTTCATTGCAGGCGGGACATCTCGGCAGGTCTTTCCGCATGAATATCAACAACCCGACCAGCGAGAAAACCTATCTCAAGGTTTCAAACGACGGAACGATGTTTTCCTCGATTGGAAAGACAATAGCGGTTGGCGGATGGTTCATGCCCACGACCTACTCAGTCGGAAACACGTTCTGCCCGCTGCTCAACACCCGTCAGGGAAGCGGCAACCCGATATTCTACCTGTCGCTGCATTCCGGCAAGCCGCGCCTGATGCTGTACAACTCGTCAGGAACACTGATCCTCGATCAGGACTTTACGCCGTCGTTCACGCTCACCAACGGACTGTGGTACTTTATCGCGGCGGTGATAAAACCGGACGACAAGACCGCGCAGTATGTGCTTGGCAGCAGAAGTTCCGGCGAGGTATGGGTATCCGACGCGGTCAGCTTCACGGGAGAACTCAACCGCTCCTGCACAGCAGACCTCATCTGGGGAATGCACGCTGACACCTACTGGTACGCCGGGAATTTCGACGACTGGTTCCTCAGCTGCGATTCCAGCCTGACTGCAGATGACATCGCGCTCTGGTTTCAGGAATCCCTCACTTGCAACGCCGCGGATTCCACGGCAGATGTCGACGGGCTGACGACAGAAAATGCGGTCACACTCAAGGCCTCAAGCGGAGCCTACGCGACAAGCGGATATTTCACGACCGCCGCAGTGGAATACGGGATAACCGGGAAATGCTACGTCACTCTGACAGCCGATACACCAACAGGAACAAGCGTGACGGTCGAGACTTCCACATCGGACGATTTCACGACATGGAATAACTGGACGGCGCTTGGTGCAGACAACACCGTGCAGTCGGATTCCGCAAAGTACATCAAGTTCCGGCTGACGCTTGCCACAGCGGATTCATCGGCAACGCCAACGGTAAAAAGCATCGCATTGTCGACGCCCGGCGAATCCGCATTCAAGAAACTGACGATACAGGCCCGCAGCAGATGGAGGTGATTGCATGGCGGACAAGAAATTACTGACCGTTCTCGATCTGAACGGCAACGCGGAAGCCGTACTTGAGAACGCCTATGACGTGATCATCACGGGCGAGATCAACGGCATCGACACGCTCGAGTTCAACCTGCCCTTCCGGGACGAGAAGCGCAAGTATCTGGAGAACGAGAAGCAGGTCAAGGTCGGCGATGACACCTACCGCATTCGGACGATTACGGACGAGAAAAACGAACAGGGAACGGCGATTACCTCGGTGTATGCCGAGGCTGCCTTCTATGACCTTGGATTCTCGACCAAGAAAGCCGAGATCACCTTCAACGCGGATACCGCTGACGTGCCGATGGCGTACGCACTGCAGGACACCGGCTGGACGGTCGGAACCGTCAATAAGCGCACCAAGCGTACATGGACTTGTCAGGAGAAGAACGCTCTGGCGATTCTGCGGAAAGTGCAGGACCTGCATGGCGGCGATCTGATTTTCGACAACGCCAACAAGACCGTGAGCCTGCTGACGTTCAGCGGCACGGACTCCGGAGCGCTGTTCTGCTACAAGAAGAACATGAAGTCCATCAAGCGCGTGATCGACACGCAGAGCCTTATCACCCGGCTCTATGCCTACGGCAAGGACGGCATGACGTTCGCGTCCATCAACGACGGCAAGGAATATGTGGAGGACACGACCTACACGAACGAGATAAGAGTTTCTACTCTGGATTGCTCGAACTTCACGAATCCGTATCAGATGCTGGAGTACGCCGAGATGCGGCTTGCGGATTACGCCGCGCCGAGGATTTCCTATGTGCTGAACGCGATGGATTTGTCTGTGCTGACAGGCTATGAACACGAAAGCTGGAAGCTCGGCGACATCGTGACGGTAAAAGACGATGAACTGAACATCAGCGTCAAGACGCGCATCGTCCGCCGGGAATACAACCTGCTCGAGCCGTGGAATACTGTTCTGGAGCTGTCCACCACACTCAGGGAACTCGGCGACTCCTCCTCGCAGTGGGACGCCGCAGCGGACATGCTCTCCGGCGCTGACCTCGTCGACAGCCAGGAGATGAAAGACCTCGTGCCGTTCAACCACCTGCGCAATTCCCGCGCGGATTCAGGTCTCAACTACTGGGAGAACTCCGGTTTTGAAGTCGATACTGAAAACGGCGTATCCGGCACGGCATCCTTCAAGTGCGAAGGAGCGCTCAATACGACGAAAAGCCTGACGCAGACCGTCACTCCGGCAAACCGCGACAGCTACACCTTCTCCTGCCAGATCGCGTCCGATGATCTCAAGATGGGCGACAACGGACAGGTCGGCGTAGAGGTGACCTTCGAGTATGAGGACGGCACGACCGAGACGCGGTTCATCGATCTGATTTAAGGAGGCTGCTATGGCGAGTTTTACTCATGTTGCACAAGCGGTCAGCCCTCAGAACGGGCGAGTCAAGAAGATCCGCATTCGCGTCTGCGTGACCGACTGCACAGGCACGATATACATAACCGACATGTTCCTGCAGGGCGGCTCCATTGCGACCGGCTGGGTGGGACACGTTTCAGAGATTCAGTGGACGCAGGACGGTGACTGATATGCTGATATTCACACGCTTTACAGAAACGATTGATAAGAAGGAAAAGAAACGAGTTGTCAGCGTCACTGTCAAGCTGATGGTCGCCAACTGCACTGGAACCGTCTGGTTCACCGACCTCATGCTGCAGGAAGGCGCAATGCTGTCCGGGTATGTCGTTAACACCGAGACAACGCAAAAGAAGTACGCTACCGGCGACGAATACGCAGTCACGGGAAAACGGTTCTTCAACGGCATCGTACGCGGCAGCGCGACCTGCATCATCTTCAACCTCGGCAAGACATCGACCGGACTTGACTGGAAGATTTATCCGAATCAAAACATGAAAGCCGGGAGCGTTTCACTTGCCCTCGGTGCCGGAGCGCACAAGGCAACATTCACGGATTCCGCGAAAGCTGGCGACGAACTTGACATTCTCGCTTCAAGCCGAAAGTGCCTGAAAAACGGAACTGCCACAAACAAAGACGGCTTCTTCCAGTACTCCGCCGCGGGCGACAGCAAGCACCCGGTGACTGTCGAGGAGAAGAAGTCGGCACGGCTGTATGTGGAGTTTCAGGAGATGGAGGATGGTGATGTGATATGAGTCTGGATATTCTCAAAGGCCGCAAGTGCATGGTCTGGACGTTCATGGGAAATGCCCGCATGTACACCGCGCTGAAGAATTACGGAGACCGCCTCTCGCAGGTAGGTCTCTTTTCTTTTAAGGTCGACGCGACCGGAACGATAACCGAATCCGGCGTGGCCATCAGCGACATGCTGACGTATATCAATAAGTATCCGCACATCACATGGCTGCTAACGGTCCGCAACGACGGCACATCAAGCGTCTTCACAGCTCTCCGGGAGAATACCGACGGAGCGCAGGATAAGTTCCTCACCGAGCTGGTGCGGATCATGGAGAAGTATCCGTGGTGCGCTGGAGTCGACATCGACCTTGAGCGAGGTGGCGATTACTCCACGCACGCAAAATCCACAGCCATGTTCCGCAACATCTGGAACGCAGTCAAAGACTACGATTCTTCGAAGAAGGTCAACATCTGTCTTCCCGGAATGAACTCTGTCAACGGCTCGGTCGGCGGAGAGAACTGGTGCGTATATGCCGACCTGAACCCATACTGCAATACCGCGGCCATAATGAGTTATGGAATGGCGTGGGCCGGAAGCGCTCCGGGGCCTGTCTCTCCGAAGGACTGGCTTGACGGCATATACGATTACGTGGTCACCGCGATGAAGCCGGACAAGGTGTTCATGGGACTTCCGGCTTACGGCTGGAACTGGCAGATTTACGATACGCCGGAGAACCTCGGCAAGAGCTATCGCGGAACGTCCAACACCTACTACGCCGCAAAAAACTGGATGACGGGCAAATACAACTTCACGGACGACGCCGCACCGCAGCCGTTCATTCCGATCCTCGCGTACTGGGACGACTACAACAATGTGCCTTACGCCTTTCCTCAGGTCTACGACTTTGCGGAAGGGCAGGACGCTTCGAGCTACGACTATCCGCTGATGGACGGAACATACAACCGGCGCAGGTACCTCACCGCCTACAGCAAAACGCAGAAGACGTCGTTTGGCACGATTTACGTGGATCATGACGGAACGCCGGATAGCTACACTGGCATTGTCTCCTCAGAGAACGGCATCGCGGTCATGGGCGACAAGGGCGAAGCAACCTACAGCTTTTCGGTTTCAAGTGCTGGAACCTATGATATCGCCGTCCGGCTCTGCTATCCCTTCTGGGACAAGAACGGCATCTATGTGTCGATTGACGGAACGCAGAAGCATTTCACCGAGTCGCGGCTCTGGTGGCCGTACTGGCGCAGTACCTTCTGGGCAAGTCTTGCCGATGGTATATCTCTGTCAGTCGGAACACACACAATCACGGTTTCAGTTGATGTGAAAGGCGTGCAGTTCTACGGGTTCCGTGTCTGTTCTACTTTCAGTGAGGAACCGTCCGCCGGAGCTGCTTCATTCATGCTTTCTCCGCGCCACTTTATCGACGTGGACGGGAACGAATGCCAGCCGGACAAGGGCTTCAAGCTCACAACCGAGGTCCTGCGCCGCAAGCCTGACTCCGCGCTCATCTGGTACGAGGATTTCGAGGACTACGGCATGCTCGACACCGGGTACTGGAACATCATATCCGGCTCGTGGAAGGTCTGGCGTTCGGATGAATATTCCGAGAACCGCGTTTATTCACAGCTTGACGGCAGCGGACAGTTTGCGTGGAACTACGACGGATTCAAGGACATCCACCTTCGGGCGCGTCTCGCGTTTCCGGCAGGAAGCACCGGCAAGGCGGGAATCTTCTGCGGCAGTCTTTTCTGCTGCCTGAACTACAACAGTCAGGCCGTGGAGCTGTGGAACGGGAGCACCAAGCTCGGCAGCTACTCGCAGCCGATTCAGCAGACGCCATCATCCGATCTGAGAACTGATCCGACAACCTACACCATCGAAATGCGGATCAGAGGCAGTACCGTGCGCGTCTATTCCGGCGCGTCCAACGCGCTCAGGTTCACGACGACGGTCAGCGGATTCTCAGGAGGAACCGCAGGATACCAGTCCGACCAGAGAACAGTCTGTGAACTGCTCCGTATGGGCGACGCATGGACCTATGAGCCTTATGAGCGGTTCGATGTCACCTTCCCGGACGGTTCGGTTACACAGTACGGCAGAATCAGTCGAAGCAACGTCACCTGGGACGAGGAGTTTCAGGTGTTCACGCTGACTGCGGATATTGAGGAATCCGCGACAAGGTCCGACTCCATTTCAATGGACTACGAGTTCTACCACTCCGCGCAGCTCGACCTCGAATGCGGAAACGACTATACGATTACGGTCACGCCGAAGGACATCGACATCTGGATATCGCGGCTCTTCCTCGGCGACGCGGACGGATTTTCCATCCTCTACTATCAGGACGTGGACTCGCTCGTCTACTGGGCGAATCAGGCAGCGTACCACTGGGGACTCCGCGGAATCGCGATCTGGTCGCTCGGACAGGAGGATTTAAGGCTCTGGGAGGCATTGCCGAAACAGACCGACACTTCATAACTTCATAGATCACACAGTTTTCCAAGGCTGTCAGCACAAAGCTGGCGGCCTTTATTTTTACCCAAAATCAAAGGAGGGACATATTGATGAAGGAATTCTGGAACACCATACAGCTCATCTTCGCCGCAGTCGGCGGATGGCTGGGCTACTTCTTAGGAGGATGTGACGGACTGCTGATCGCGCTGATCATCTTCGTGGTCTGCGACTACATCACCGGCGTGCTCTGCGCCATCGCGGACAAGAAGCTCTCGAGCGCGGTTGGATTCAAGGGCATCTGCCGCAAAGTGCTGATCTTCATTCTGGTCGGCATCGCCAATATTCTCGACATCCACGTACTCGGCCACGAGGGCGTGCTGAGAACAGCAATCATCTTTTTCTATATCAGTAATGAGGGCTTGTCCCTGACCGAGAACGCGGCGCATCTCGGGCTGCCGATACCCGGCAAGCTCAAAGATGTGCTGGAACAGCTTCACGACAGAAACGACAAGGAGGAACAGTAATGGCATACAAAGGAATCGACGTATCCGTCTGGCAGGGAAACAATATCGACTTTGCCAAGGTCAAATCATCCGGCATTGATTTCGTGATCATCCGCGCCGGATACGGAAACGGAAACAAGGACAAGTATTTCGACAGCAACTACAGCAAGGCGAAGGCCGTAGGGCTTCACGTCGGAGCGTACTGGTACAGCTACGCCACGTCCGCCGCCGGAGCGAAGCAGGAAGCGCAGGCTTGCGCCAAGGTTCTCTCCGGCAAGCAGCTCGATTATCCGGTCTATTTCGACATCGAGGAGAAGTCGCAGCTTTCCAAGGGACGGGATTTCTGCTCAAGCCTCATCACGGCATTCTGCATGGAGCTTGAGAGCCGCGGTTTTTACGCTGGTTTCTACACCTCGCTTTCCAGCCTGAACTCCGTGGTATCGGACGCCGTGAAGAAGCGTTTCACCGTCTGGGTGGCGCAGTGGTCTGGCAAGTGCAGCTACTCCGGCGCTTACGGAATCTGGCAGTATTCGTCCAAAGGCAAGGTCAGCGGTATCGGCGGGAACGTCGATATGGACTACTCCTACATCGACTTTCCGGCGACGATCAGGAGCGGCGGATTCAACGGCTACGGCAAAGGAACCGCGTCCACCAGCACGACGACCACAACCGCGAAGAAGTCCGTTGATGAGATTGCTTCAGAGGTTATCGCCGGGAAATGGGGCAACGGCTCCGACCGTAAGAACCGCCTGACCGCAGCCGGATACGACTACAGCGCCGTGCAGGCGAAGGTCAACGAGAAGCTCGGATCTGCTGCCAAGAAGACGACGGCAACCTACTACACGGTTCAGCGAGGTGACACGCTCTCCGGCATCGCGAAGAAATACGGCACGTCTGTGTCCGCGATCCAGAAGCTGAACAGCTCGCTTATCAAGAACGTGAATCTCATCCAGGTTGGATGGCGGATTCGCGTGAAATAACCTCATCACATCTTATAGCCCACTGGCATTCCCTTATCAGGATTGTCGGTGGGCCTATTTTTTTGCTCTGCGACCGGAAAAACAGGCGGTTTGGCTACATAGCCGGTGAAGGGGAGAACCCTCAGACGGTTAGGAGGTCAAACGATGACGAATGAACAGAAAATGA